CCTTGAGCAGATCCTCCGCGATGCGGAGGCTGCTCTGGGAATCAGCGTTGAGAGGGACATTGAGACCCTCTGGCGAAGATTCGACAAGGAAGGTTTTCCTTTTCTGTCGATCACGCTGCCACGCCTCGATGACTCGCTACTTGCGGGTCTACGAGACGGACGACTCCCTTCGATAGAAGGGTGGTCGCCGCGGTGTGCCTACCCTAAGTTCCTGAGTGGACTTTGGGGTATGATCTTCGATGAGAGGGGAGCGGTGCTCCCCAATCCCAGCGTAGTGGCTATTCGCTATCTTCGTCAGATTACAAGACTTTACAAGAAAGTCTTTGAAGTCTGCGAAGATCGGCGGGTGGATGACGCTATTCAGAAGTTCGTGAATACAGACAAGAGTCTGCCATCACGGGCTGATGTTCGTCGCCTCCTTGACCCCTACGCCCGAAAGGTCGCCCAGATTTTATTTGGGCAACTGATCGGTGAGGCCCTGCGAACCATCGAAGATGGTAAGCATGGTCCGGGTGCTGTTTCCGAACAATTCGGTGCCAATGAGAGGTGGGGTTTCGACTCCATCTCTTATAACATCGAATCTCTGGTGGGACCTGAGTACTTCCGAACCTCTTGGTTCGATCTACTCGAACGGCCCCCCTCCAATCAGGAGGTGCCTGCTAGACTGGTTGCTGTCCCAAAGACAGCGACAACGCCGCGCTTGATTTCGATCGAGCCGTCGTATAACCAGTTTGTTCAGCAGGCTCTTCAACTACGCATCAAAGCGTTGCTTGAAGAGGGTGACTTTGCGTGTTCTTACACGTATCAGTCACACAACCAGCGGTTGGCCCTGGAGGGGTCTGATCGTGGACATGTTGCCACGATGGATCTCTCTGAGGCCTCGGACCGAGTCGGGTTGGCTTTGGTAGAAGAGCTCTTTGGGTTTAACCCTCAGTTCCTCCGATACCTTCGCTTGTCTCGATCCCGGTTCGTGCAGCTCCCTGATGGTGAGCTCGTTCTTCTGAACAAGTTCGCCTCAATGGGATCGGCACTGACATTCCCCGTGGAGTCCATGGTCTTTATGACCCTGGTCGTCACGGTTCTGTGTCGGCGCCGGAACGACTTCTCAGATCGGACCATCAGGTCTTATCGAAAGAGGTCGGACACGCTGAGCATCTACGGAGATGA